ATCGCCTGAAGGCATGATCGCAGGAAATTCTATTATCTCCCATTGATCTGCTTTGACTTCTTTTTGTGCGCTTAACAATCTACCTGTTAAATCTTTTTCATTCCAACGAGTCATAATTACAATTATAGATCCACCAGGTTGAAGACGTTGTCTTGGTCCTGATGTGTACCATTCGTAAGTTCGATCAAGTGCTTGAGCATTCATAGCATCTTGTTCAGAGTGCGGGTCGTCAATAATTAAAAGGTCTGCACCTCTTCCTGTTATTGCCGAACCCACACC